AAATTCACCTTCTTGTTTTACTGTTTGTTCTGACATAATATAATAATATAAAATTAATAAAGTTTTTTTATCTAGGGTCGAATTGTTCTAATCCAAATCCGCCTAGTGAGTCAAAACCTGACGACTCAAAATTCTTAGGTAGTTCATCGTTCTGACGTTGCGCTATAAGCTCTGATTGTTGTGTAGCTTGTATTCTAGTTCTTTCGTCCTTACGATCTTCTATATCTTTTTCTTTTCCTTTTTCAGCCTCAGCTCTAGCTTTCGCTAATTGAATATTGTAGTTAAACTCTTCAGCCATAAGCTCTTTCTTGATTTGAGCTTCAGTCTGCATACGTTGCATTTCGAACTGAGACTTACCCTGTTCTATTTGAAGTGTTGTTTGAGCTAACGCTTGTTGTTTCTGAACCTCAGCCATAGCGGCTTTTTCAGCACCTTCGGCATTTGCTTGAGCTTGAGCTTGTATGTTTTGCATTTGAGNCTGCCTATCAGCCTCCATCTTTTGCTTACGTTTTATTTTAAGCATTTGATTTGCTAACTTAATATTGGATATCTGTCTTAAATCTATAACATCTTCAAGATCAATACCTCCAGATTGTAACGCTATTTGTATATTTCTCTCTAATATTTGCTTTTCTTCTTCATCAGGTTCTAGATCTAAAAATATACCGAACTCATGCATGTTTAATTTTTCAATCTGCTCCAATGTATTAACATTAAAGCTACTTATAGAATTCATTAAAGCGTTCTTAGTTAAAGGGAAGTTTAACATATCCGCCGCTCTTAGACTTATATTCTCACATATTCTAACAGTGATATACATTAATGATTGAAGTATATGCTTTGTTGCTGTATTTGATGCAGCTGCCGCTAGTTTCTGTAAACCAACTAAAGAATCTTTTGCTGGTTGACTACCATCTCTAGCTTCATTAAGCCCTGTCACATCTCTTATCATTTGTAAGTAGTACTGATAAGTTTGTATAAGTGCTTGTATTTTGCTCATACCTGACGATGTCTGTAATTCTTGTATTGGTACTTTAGCTCTGTTAGGATCACCATCTTGCGTTAATGATCTACCAACTATACTACCAGTTTGGAAATACATGTTAAGTGCTTCCTGTGGATTATAATTTGTTCCATTACCAAGATCAACTTCAGCCAACCCGTCAACATCTACAAAAACACCATCTGGCACCATACGTGCTAACACTTGTTGTATTTTTAAGTGAGTCAATTGTATCATATCAGCAAAACCTATAGTTTTACTTACTATACTTTCAACTCTACCTTTGTACATTCTAGGAGCAGATATAGTATAATTCATATTAACCCTAGTTTGATCACTAAAAGGTCTAGTCATATTCTCTGCTAGCTCCCACTTAAGCATCTTTTCGTAACCCAATATCTTAGCACCACTATATAATACTTCTATAGATCTACTTACTTTATTGAAGTTGTCACTCTCAGGCGGATCAAATGTATCGTCCTTTTGTAAAGCTTTTTCAAGTCAAATGTATCGTCCTTTTGTAAAGCTTTTTCAAGACCTTGATCTGTTTGCTTTATTTTAAATACTTGATTACTATATGTCTTGTATTCAAAGTATAAAACTTGAACATTATCATTATTACTATCTTGACCGTTAAAATTTCTAGTTCTAGTTGAATCACCTGGATAGCGCTGTATCTCTATAAGATCTTCGTCTGTTAGGTTTGGAAATTGTTTTTTAACTTCTTCTAACGGCACGCTTTTAACTTCTCCCACGTAGTATATATCCTCAAAGTTTGGATCTTCCGTATAAGAGTGTACTAAGTTAACTGGATCTACGTAATCAACAGTAACTCCATTAGCTAGATTAAAATCAGTTTTACTAGCACCTATACCTAACACAACTAAATCGTATGCTACTCTTTTCTTAACCTCTTCGTATTTGTTATAATCTAGTACATTATTTATAAGCTCTTCTTCAGCTATCTCTATAGCCTGCTTATATGTTAGTTGCATGTGTAATTCTAACTCTTCTTTACTTTTAGGTAATTGATCAGCTGGTATATTAGTTTTAGTTAAATCTACGCCGAATTTTTGTTTTGCGTCTTGTATTACGTCCTGTGAAAAAGCATCCTCAGCTAAATCAGTGGCATGTTGTGTTCTTTCTTTTACAGCAAACGGATCTGATGCAAATGATTTTATCTCATAACCCTTATCTGTCATACCGTTAACAACAATATCAACAAACTTAGATAACACCGCTACAGGTTTCCAGTCTAGGTTTAAGTAGCTTAAGTCACCGTTTATAGATAACTCATCTTTATATTTTTGCACAGACTGTTCTCCTCTTGCGTAGAGTCTTAACTTGTGAAAGTATTGCCAATTACCTGCAAATCTACCACCGACGTTTGTACCTCTATCGCCTTTGAACCATTCATTTTCAATGGCTCTACCTACAGCATAACCATATTCTAAGGTTTGCTTTTCTGCGTCTGGTACTACCTGACTAGGGAAAGAACTATTTGTGTTAGTATAAATCATTTATTTTATTATTTTTGAAATACTTCCGTTGTTGTCATATCGGTTAAAAGATAGTTGCACTTTTTTCCTCTGTGTTTTATATATTGGTGAATACTTATTTTTATTACAAGCCATAGCAGCAAGTCCAGAACTTATCGTAGCATCATGCTTTGTTCTATTATTTATATTGAATCTTGCCCAGTCTTCTAGTGTTCTTTGAAAATACATTTGCCCATACCCTTCGCCAGTGTAACCAACGTAATCTTCTATATATGTTTCAATAGAAGCTGCGTGAGCTTGTTTAATATCCTCACTAGAGTTTGGTATACCACCTATTTCTTTTTCAGTTACTGATAGTTTATTGTATGCTTTATCAGGTCTATTTATGGAGAAGTTTCTATAACCTCTTCTTCTTAAATAATATAACAGTCTTGGCTTGTTGTTCTCTGCTAGTATTGGCATACCATAAAAATGTAAAGCCATAAGCACATCCTCAAAGAATATCTCAGCAGTTTGTGGTCTAGCTATATACTCTAAAAAGAACATGTTAGATGGAGCGTTATCCATATTGAACTTAGTTAAACCGTGTAAAGATCCGTTAGAACCTCTCTTATCAACTGTACCTGATATATCGTAGCTATCACATCCAAAAGCACCTATATGCTCACTACCTGGATATTTTAGACCGTTTTTTACAATAACATTATTTTGCAGGTTCATTGATGGAATCCAAGACACGTAGAATCTACCATTGTTATTTGGTTTAAATTCGACGACAGTATCTTTGACATCTCCTCTCCAATGAAAACTACCTCTAGTTACTAGACTTTTGTTTCTAACCTCTTCGTTGTAATCTATTTGCTCGTATATTTTAGTTAAATTATATAAAGATAATTTAGCTTCATCTCTAAAAGCATGTTTTTCAGTTCTTGGAAACTGTCTATAGTATTCGTTTAAACCGTCTTGATCGTTTTTTAAACCTTCTACTTCGTTTTCCCAATGTTCTACTACTCCTGTAAGTATTAGTTCACCGGTTGGATCTTTAATCTTTTCACTTGGCGTGTCGAATACAGGTACTCCATAAGCGTCGATGAATCCTTCGTAATTCCATTCCATAGGTATGAACAAACTATATAATCCTGAGCTAGTCTGTCCGTTGCGGTTTCTCTCCCTGACGTCTGAAGCATAATATAATTTTTTAAAATTAGCACCACCTTTATCTAAAGCGTTTGAGGTACTACCCATCATACATTTACCAACTATCTTTTTACCTAATCGTAAACAAGTTTTTGTAACTCTCCAGTTATTTAGTATGTTGTCAGGTCTTTCCCACTTACCACTTTCATCGTGTACTAGTATCTTTAGTTTCTCACCATCGTACGAGTTGTCCCCGGTGTTCTTCCAGTCGATCGTTGTGTCGAGCCCCTGTTTATCCTCTGACGCGATACCCTCGTCGAGTTTCTTACGGGTAAGTTTCGAGGCTGGGACCCTATAAGCGAGTTCTGTCTTCGGCCTGTCCATACCGTCCTGGATCGGCTT